AATTCCTGAACACTAGATAGTGCATCTGCAGTTTCCTGGGGACTCGTCATGAGGTCTCCATAAACCTTCTTGAACTTGAGAGCAGATGCTTCCATCTCCATGAACACCTTAGATGCAGCACCACCAGCCATCATCAATGGAACTGTAAATCCTACCATTAACTGACGACCAGCCCACTGTGTATTCTTACCGAAGTTTAGAAGATTCGTAGACCCTTGCTTTAGTAGTTGATTAAATAGTGCTTGCTTCTGTGCAGCAAGTTGTAATTGCGTTGTACGATTCTTGAGGTCTAGGTTGTCTGGCATAACTGCCATAGCCTTCATAGCACCAGTTGAGTCTCTACCTAGTTTAATGTACTGTGTCTGTAGTGCTCTAACTCTGGCTTCTGCTACCCTGCCAATAGTGTCAAACTCAGACTTGAATATCTTTCCGAATGTTTTTGTAGAAGCCCCTGCATAGCGGAAGTACTCGCGCATAGAGAATTTATTCTTCTCAAGGGATGTTGTAAAGGCTTCTGACGTACTCTTAACTGTTCGAAGTTCAGCCGTAACGCCCTTGATTGCATTGACGCTATTAAGAAGGTTAGTCTGCATACCCCTCTGGGCGATTGCAGCCTCAGAACTTGAACGGGAAATACTTGTATGAAATAAAGCAAGTTGTCGTTGAAGGGCTTTTATTTGTGCGAGAGAGTCTGACGTATCAATGTGTACGCCAATATTGGCTTGTACGTCAGTCACTCACTCACCTCGTTTAATTTTCTTACATAGAGATATCAAGAAGGTCTGTGACTTCAGCAAGGTTGATCCCTGATGCTGCCTCGACGATCTTATATACTGTTGGTAGATCAACAATGTCTTCTAGTGTTTTACCATCTTTTAGTAGGTCTGGGCCATACTGTTCCATTGCAATTTCTACACACTTCATTAGGATGTCAATTGATGCCTCGTTATCGTCAGCAACTGCTGCAACCTTTTCAAACTCTTTCATAAATGGTCGAAGTAGTGAGATTTTAAGTGGGCGCACCACAATTTCAGAACCGTCCATAAGTTTTATTGTGTCTTTGATTTCTGCCATGCTTTTATTCCTCCTGTTAGGTTACGTCAATTATATCATACTGGGTCTGCTGGCTTTTGGGTGCTATCGTCTATTTTTTCATATGAAAGACCCATGTTTATACCAAACCCTGCATTTATTGCATTCTGTCCTTGAAGAGCAAGTATGTCATTACTATCTGCAACTTGGCCTTTACTATAGACCCGTGCCTTTAGGTCTTCCCACTCTTTTTGGCCAGTTTCTTGACCAGTTTGCTCATCTAAGTCAACCCCCTGCATCGCTGCAAGAAACTTCTTTTCTTCGTAGTCTAGTTCCCTGTTCATGGAAACAATAGCCATTACTTCGGGGAGAGAGATAGACCTCTCCATCTCATCAAAGTTCTTCCAAACACCTACCAGAAAAACTTCTGTCTCTAGTTTGACAAGATCTAGGTCATCCCATGTCATCTTCTCTTGGTTTGACTCTACCTGCTCTTCTACAGACTCTTCTTCTTTTTGGTTAATTTTGATCCCCCCCGCAAAATCCAGAATCTTGTATACGGTTGGCATATCTAGGTGGTCAGAAAGTATGTCAATGCTACCAGAGATTTCAGGACAGAACTGCTTCATTGAAATTCTGGCGCACTCAAGTAGAGCGTCTGTATAGTCGTCTCCATTGATACCTGCGCTAATCGCTTTGAAGGCTTCCATGAACTCTCGAAGATATTTTATCTTAAGAGGTGATATTTCTAGGAGTACGCCATAAACGGTGTAGACTTCAATTGTTTTATATATTTCTGTGGGCACCCTATAAGTATAACAGACAACAAAAAAACCCCCCATGTTTGGGAGGCTTTTCTGGAATCTTAACGAATTAAGATGCTGGGGTCCATGTACGGTCAATTAACTTGCCGTATGATGCATCTGTGTCGTCTGGAAGTAGTCTGAATGTTACTTCAAACATGCTTGCAGAGTCACGCTTTGCAACAACCTTAACGTTCTGGATAGACAGGGCACGGTATGCAGCGTAGATACGTTCTACAGTATCTCCAACTGCGCAGTCTCCTGTTCCAGGTCCTACAGCGATAATTCCTCGCTCTACTGGGCATTCGCCAAGATCTCCTGCTGAGAGATCAAGTGACTGTCCTGTAGACGTACCCTTAGTTCCTGTAAGTTTGTCACTGCCATAGGCAAGTGAGATAAGAAGGTTCTCAAGTGTTGCTTCGGCAAAAGCCGTAACAAGGTTCACTTGCATTCCTTGCTTAAATAGTTTGGCAACGTCTAGTAGTTGATCTACTTGAACTTCTCCAAAGTTTGGCTGAAAATCTAGTTCCAGACCATTCGAAGTATATCCAACGTTGGTAAAAGCAATATTATCAGCAACAGTAGTTCTGTAAGACTCGCTTGAAACCTTTGTAGGTAGCGTAGTGCTATCTAGAACGGTATCTGCAATGAAAAACGATGCAGCGCCGACAATAATGTTGTTAGAGTTTCCTCTGACATAAGCCATGTGTTCACCTCTTTCTTATAGGCCATATAAATTTGGTGTTTCCTCGTTCCAATTATATCAGCCCTTTTTACCTATCTAAAGGTAGAGCCATCTGAGGCGTGGAAGTCATATTCTATGATTAGTTTAGACGTAAATAGGGTTTTGACAGAAATGAGATTTTGTATAGACCTTGGCTCTTCTGTCTGAAATGCCTTAAATTTGTGAAAATACACATTGCATGGGGTTGATACACCAGAGACCGTTTGTGGGTTAGTTACGGTCCACCTATTCACCTCTTCTGCAGACACATCCTCTCGGTCAAGCAGTTGCTGAATAACTCCAGTTGCATTAGTAAGATGTGCGAGGCTCGAACTATAAATATAGTACAAGACCTGCGCCCTTTTAATTGGGTAGAATGGGCTGGCCCTAAACTTCATCATTGTGTCATACTGAATCAACAGTGGATCTGTTGTTCCTGATGGTTGAACGATTGCCTTATAAACATCCTCGATATTTGTGGGAGTACTGGCAACAATAGGATTTAGTATCTGGCTTGCACTCACCCCTATGTCTTCATATTCTGCCAACTTAGCAAAGATATATGCATTAACCCATCTTGGTGGATACGGAAGGTTTACAGCCTTTAACATTATTCAACTCCAATCTTTGCGTTTACTATCCAGTTATACCCAGTCTTAAGACCTTCAGATCTGCCATACTTAGACCCATTCCTAAAGTTTGTCTTGAACACCGTTGGATTTTCGAGGTAGTCAAGTATTCCAGAAGACCGTAAGAAGATTTGGGTAAAATACTTTGAGAAGAATTCATCAAAGGCTCTCTTATATGATCCTTCTGCCTCTGTTCCACCTGGATGCTCAATGTGAACAGGGCTTTTTGTAAAGACCATCTCTCCATCAACCTCAAATGCTAGAACAGAGTTTTTCTTTGGGGTTATTGTCACTGGGACACCCTCTTCCATAATTCTGGCCTTATCATAAAATGGAGTATTAGACCCATTCTTTAAACTCTCGGACTGTGTAAAAGTTGAGTGTATAGAAATTCCTCCACCACGAACCTGATAGTCTATCTCGAATAGTCGAGCCTTTGGAGACCCACTAAGGGACCACTCGTACATGTGCTCTAGCGCTCTTGGATTCATTCTTGCATGAGCATCTATATAAAAGGAAAGCCCATCAATAATTCCTCTTCCTAGATTGGCATGAAATTGTTTTTCCCCGCCTTTGACACCCTCAAGGAATCCCATTGAGTACTCTATGGACTGGTTGATTTTTTGCTCGAAGGATTTAGTATCGAATGTGAGTATCACTAGTCTGCAACCGTCTGGCTTTCTGTTCGTCTTAATAACATTTTGTAATATTCTACACTCTGGAATGGTCCCAGTGCTGGCTCATAGGTTGCAATCTCAAATATTGTTCCCTTTCCAGACCGAACCCCTGCTGTCTCTTTATATACAAGTTCTCCAGAATTTAGTCTAAGGTTGGTTATCAAAATGTGTGTCAGAGGGACGCTATCCTCAAGACTCGTATATCGCACATCTGTTTTTGTTCGCCCGATAAGAAGAGACGAATTTTGAATAAGAAGTTCTGCAGGGCTATCTTGTCGTCCTCTGCGAGAGAAAGGCGATGCATTTAAGCATATAACTCCATCATAAATCCACTCCTTTTTGATTTCGTTGAAATCTCCCTGTGATATTTTTGAGTAAAATACGTCTGCCTTTAGTGGGAAAAGAAAGTCTGGATCTGAACAAGCCACTATAGAACTCCTGGTCTAAAGATATCCCTCTTGTACTTCTTCAAAATCTTGTCAACAATATTGTTACCAGTGTCAACTAGTGCCCCTCTATCAAACGTGATCTTAAAATCGACAGCATCGTATTCAGTGATAAATTTCTTGTAGTAGTCAAGTCTTCCACACTTTAAGTCATCTATTAGAAGTAGTGTTGCTAACTCAATATCTGATGGAATGCTCTTGTATCCACTATCAAGTATGAATGTATAATCAGACCCTTTGGCAAAGACTCCTCCTCTAGATGCAGAGTATGCCAAGTTCCCTGATGCAGCAAATAGGTTTATTGGAGCGCTTTGACTGCGATTATATTCATCAACCTCAAATCTTTGAATTGCAGAGGCATCATCCATTAGTGAAAACACCTGGTCATTTGTTAGAGACGCTGAGTCATACATGAGGACGTTGTTTTCATACACCTTTAGAACCTTGTTTGTCTTCGACCACACTGGGAAAATATCTATTCCTTCTCCCTCTGCTGTAAGGAGTGTCTTCTTATTATAGAATCCGTCTGTCACAATTCCATCAATCATGGCACGGGCAAGAAACTCATATTTTTTGTATTCTGCTATCTCTGTTGCTCCAGTTGCTACCTTAGTAGGGTCTACATACGGCCTTACTATTGATATATGATCTTCTATGATTAGATCGGTTCCGTTCTCATATATCAGCACCTCAAACTCTCTGTCAAACCTCAACTCATCAAGAGCAAATGAGTACTCCAGTTTGGAGTCAACTCCAGATGTTATGGCGACGGTTGAAGTAGTTCCATCTACGGAGTCGATCATCTTGACAGTGTACTCTACTGATGGACTGGGCACATCAAAGGACACTACGATTGGGTAAGGTGCAACTCTCAAAACATTCATTTAGATACCATAACTCCTTGCTAGGTCACTAGCGGTAGCGATTGAAACAGACTTAACCCTAAGCCACTTCTCAGCGTCTTGCTTGGATACAAGATTGTACCCCTCTTTTAACTTGCCAACACCAGCCCAATATAGGTTTCTTGGTGCTAGGACAACCTCTAACTCTGAATCTTTTATTTCTTCTTCTTTAGCCTCTGGCTCTTCTTTTGGAACAAAGTTTAATATTACCTCTAGGAACTCTGCTTTAGTGGTTATTCCGAATAAGTCTATCCCGCGCTTTTTAGCATAAGATTTTAACTCAAATACAGTCATTACCTTTAATTCATCTACTAATGTCATTATATCCTCCAACTGCAATTATACCAGAGTATGACAAAGGGGAGAGCCGAAGCCCTCCCCCTCACCTTAAGGCTTTGGATTAGCCAGACACTGAGTCAGCGTCTGCCCATGCAACAGCGTCAAGTTCTTCCCACTGAAGTCCGAAACGGATGAATACTGTGTATTCAAATGTGTCTTTCTTTGGTTGGTACTGCTTGTTGACTGTGATATCTCTCTGCATACCCCATACGCGGTTCTGAGAGAATGTCAAGTCAATGTAGCCATCTGGGTAGTAAGGAACTTCCTGGACAGTGATGCCCAGAGCACGAGTAACGCGAGCGTCACCTAGTGTCTGTCCGTTACCATCAAGATATGCCTGACGGTTGGCCTGTGTTCCAGCAAGTGCTGGACCGTATGCTTCTGCTACTGCATCTGCAAGAGTACCGTTGTTCTTAACGATTCCTCCAAATACATCTGTACCAGCATAGAACTTTAGGTTCTTCTTGATTGCGCGGTACTTACGTGGCATTGCATTGATGATGTCCTGGATTACTTCTGGAGTCCAAGCATTGTTGGCTACAGTAACAACAGACTGGTGGGATGTACCCTCAGTCTTTACCTTGTTAACGAAACCGTCCATGATTGACAAGAATGCTCCTGTTACACCATCGCCGTTGATAGCAAGATCCTCAATGTCATTAGCAAATGCCGATGTCATTAAGCGAACGATGCGGTCTTCAAGAAGTGCACCTTCGATGTTATCTTCGAGAGATTCTGTAGAGATTTCCCAATCTAGACGAATCTTCTTTGTCGTTAGTTCAACTTTTGTGAAAGTTGCACCAGCGTTTGTGTATGTTGGGTCTGCCTGTGCAGCAGCACGAATAACTCTCTCTCCTACGTTAACTTTTTCAAGTTCCATAGTATTTGCTCGCATTGTTACTTTGCGACCATCTTTGGCGAGAACAGTTCCGTCCCATACATAGTCAATGAATCTTTGTGCCTGCTCAGGCGCAAGAATACCACCTGGCGTACCAGTTGGATTGACTGCGTTTTGTCCTGTATTGTCTCCAAAGTTTGCTGTTGCAATGTTACCAAGAACAGTAGTTGGAGTTAGAACACCGTTAGCGTCTCTTGCTACGGCACCACCAATATCTCCAGAAACGAGTGATCCGTCTCCAGTTGGGTGTCCGAAAGACTTAGCGATATCTGTATCTTTTGTTTCCGACATATTTTTCACCTCCTAGTGATTTATGTTATTTAAAAAGGTCGGTATTGAGGAAACGACCATCCCATAGGGATTTTTGAACCTTCACAGGTTCTAACTGCACAATCTCGCCGAGATCGCCAGACTTGCGGAAAGCGGTTGCTGCCACGGCAGAATCAACTCTCTTTCCAATTTCATTAAAGTTCCCATTAATATCTGCAACATCTTGTGTTACAGTACCTAGGGATTTTGTTAGTGATGCAACATCGTCTTGTAAAGACTTAATTGTTACAACGAGTTCGCTAAAGGCTGATGTGATAGCAGCATTGATATCTTTAATCTCAGAAGCAAGTGCCTCATCTGACTTAGATACCTTTGCTTTTGCCTTATCCTTTGCTTCTGCATCTTCGTCTGCTGGTGTTTCACTAGCAGTCTCTGCAGGAGTTTCTTTTTCATCATCCATCATTGGCATAGGCTTTTTAGCAGCCTTTTCAATAATTTCTGCTTCGGATTCAGCATTTGCCTCTGGAGCGACCTCTGATTTTTCTACAACTACATCTGTAACAATATCTTCTGTTACAACTGCTTCTGTATTTTCTGTCATAGGACTTACCTCCTTATTC